AAAGGAGCAAACTTCATCAGCTCTTGCATGTCCTCATTTGGCTCATAGTCTACAATAGTATATTTGTCTTTGTGTCTTTCTGCAATAGGTCTATACATTACAGCCATGGCTTTGTGATATGTTTTCCAATTTTGCAGATGATGTTCAAGATCCACATACTCCCCAAACGTAATCTCATCGAGTTTTGGTATAAAGCCGAACTCAATATCTTTGATTTTAAACTGTCTTATCAGCTTGGGCTTCTCACTAAATACCTTTGTGAAGTGAGCAATCAATTCATTCAGATGCTTCATCTTAATCTTGCCTACATCCTTTAAGTCTATGCCACAAAATATCTGAATCATTTTTTGTGCAATGAACTCATCATCATTTGATGCTTCTTTTGTCTTAATAAAGTTTTGATACCTTGATAATGGTATTTCACTTAACGATGTGGGTAGTAGTAAATCCAGTTTCATATCTATATAACCTTTGTTTTTTTGTTTTGTTAAATCACTATAGGATTGAATATTCTCCAAAGTTCTTATTTAGTCCTAATGTTTCCATCTCATGATACCGGACAGCATCCAGGGCATGATTGTAATTATCTACAGGCTTGTTCAGTTGCTTTCCTGTTTTGTCTTTATCCCAACAGTAGCTCCTAAGCTCTTTTATTAAGTTGGTGCTTTTAGATGTCACCATATAGCTCTGCCTCTGCATTACATCAATCCCATAATTGATTGAGTCCTTTCCTTTGGTCACTCCTTTGATGATTTTGCCATAGCGTTGTATATCTGCAATGGATTTTGGCTCTGCACTATCAGCGTATATTGGTACATCTTCAGGCAATATTTTTGAGATGTCACTATTGAGCATCCCTGTTTGATACTTTATTTCATCCAGGATCCTAAATTCATTGTATTTGTAGACTCCTATCACAGCAGTTGGGTCGTTAGAATATCCAAAGTCAAGTCCAATCCCTATCAATCTTGATTCATCAGGTATGGAATCAATGATTTTATAATTGGTAAATACAGCACCTTGCAGTTGTCCAATCTTTCCCTCTCCATAAACAGTCCACCAGTTGCGCCAATATGCGCTTGTCTTTGCTTTTAAACGATTCTTTTCTATTTGCTTTACAATCCCCTCATCAAGTCCTTGATTGTCCTTGTAAGTCAAAATTATAAAATCAGCATCATCATCATCCTTTAGTTCTCTATGCACCCAAAACTCATTAGCCGGATTGAAATCAAGGAATATCTCTCTCTTTGTTCTTATTGAAAGCTCATTGTAAGCCTCAAAGGTTACATTGTTGCACTCATTGATGTAGAGAATATCTCGCCTTGCTCCGCGAAGTTTGCTTGAATCATCAGCACTAAAAAATTCTATAAAAGACCCATTGGCAAAAGTGTACTTTAAATGACTCTTGTTGTACCTCTCATCATGATACCTATTTATCCATCTCATGATTTTTAGGAAATCTCTGAGGCAGCCACGCCTTAAATGGGGAACACTCTCTGCCACTATGCTTATTTCTAATCCACTTTGACTCGCTGCCTTATGGATAAGGATGGGCAAAATACCAAACGTCTTTCCAGCCGATGTACCGCCTTGAATAATTTTAATCCTCTTCTTTAGAGCAAGGATTTTATTTATCGCTGTCGTCCTCTTTAACATCAGGGAATAAAGGTTGCTCTATATTTGTCTGCTCTATTTGTTGGATTGGTTGCCCATAGGCTGAGTCCATAAGCTTTTGATATGCTTGGGTATCTCCCTCTCTTGCTTTCTTGATTAGAGCCAATGTCATTAAGTCCTCTTGGCTCATGCTTTCATTTTCACTTGTCAAAGGATTCTTGAGATCCTGTTCAACTGATAGCCATTTTTTTGCAATGGTGCTTCTATTCTTGCTGCCCACAGGTCTGCCTTTAGGGTTTCCACTTTGACCTTTTTTGAACATCTTTAAATTCTCTTCATTTGCCATTTACTTTTGATTTTGTTTGTGTATTATTTTTGGAACTGCATTTGTCCATTTTACCTTGTGATGAATCCTCTTATGCTTATCTCCCATCTCACTAATCTTTACGCATGACGGATTATACATAACGCTAAAAAATGATTTGACATAAGTCCCATAATCAAGATAGACATCTGACAGTCCTCCTGTTGTGTTTTGTGTAGGCTTTTGAATGATACTAACATTAGGAATAGTTAAAAACAATTTACCTTTACTACCTCTATTGACGTAAGTTGTTACATCTTCGTTGAGTCTGCCCATAAACTGTATAGGATTATCAGCTTTACACAGGAATGTATTCATTGCCTTTCTCTTGGGTTTAATGTTTTTAGCAAAGCCACTATTTTTCCCTCCTATGAAATCCCCATTTTGTGCCATAGCTAATGTCAAGCAGTCAATGCTTTTATAATACTTTAACATTGCTTGAAACACTTTATCCAGGTTTTTAATTTTACTCTCTTGATAGTGCAGATATTTATCAAACTTATATACAAAGCTGGTGTAATCATCGCACATAATAAAGAAATAATTGATGCCCTTTTCTTTGGCTAATTTGGGTATTGTGTTTGAGCTGTATAGTGTACTCCTCAAATCCTCACTATTATCTCCTGAGTCCATTTGCTGATATGCTTCCATTTTGTCAAACACTATAAACTCATCCTTGTATTTTTTTTGATACTCATCTTTTGTGCTATCCAAATCATCCCCAACCAAGTAGATTTTTCCTGTATATCCAGCCTTCCTCAAACTTGTATAAGTCCACATTTTTGATGGTCTGCCATGCACCATGATAAAAACTGCAAAATCCTTATCCATAATCCTCCTCATATAAATCTTGGAGAGTCTTTGTCAATTCAACATAGCCATTCTCAATGGCTTGATTGTAATCAATTACAACAAGAGCAGATTTTTCCATTAAAGATTGGATTGATTTATCAGCATGGGCATAATATTCTGCAATGAGCTGATAGTCAAAAACAATATGCCTATATGCTGCATAGGTCAAAAAGTCTTTTATATCATCAGGTGCATCTGACTGCTCTATTTCACTCAACAAGGCTTTGGTTTTGTCAATATTTAACAAGCTATTTAAAGAAGGTTTAACACCTTTTATCTCATATACAGGACTTCCAACCTTACTTGTATATTTTTCATCCATTGAATCCTCCTCAAAAGGCACATTCAAACCATATCTATTCAAGTCCTCTGCATCAAATTCATTTGCCAAAGCATCCCAATCCCATTCCCCTGAACTTATATTGTCCTTGATTATAAATTCTCGTTGTTGTTTCTCTGATAATGAACTTGCTTTTATAATGTAAACCTCTTTCAATCCAGCCTCTCTACATGCCCTCAATCTTTGGTTGCCTCCAAGAACTATATTATCATCATTTACAACTATACTTCTTAACTGTAACATCCAGGGAGCTTCCTTAATGGATCTCACAAGCTTCCTGTAATCATCATTCTTGATTACCCTTGGGTTATTTGGGTTATTTTTTACCTCACTTATCTTGACCTTTTCTATCTTCATTCTGCCTCATAGGTTTCATATACTCTTCTTAGACTTGAATAGACCGTCTTTAAGCAGCTTGAACAGCTTGTTGATGGTCTTCTCCTTCTGAATATTCTGCCGTAGATACTCCTCATTCTTTCTTGTTCACTTGGCTTTAGGTTGGTAGTGTTCTTTTTAAAGTAGGTATCAAGGAATTGATACTCGTCTTCTTGTAGGCAATCAGGCTTCTTGTCATTTCTAAAAATGTTGTTGAGTTTTTCCTTGCGTTTATCGCACCCACAATCTTCCCCCAATATAAATTTTGCAACCTTAGCCACTCCTGTTTTTTCCAGCACTTCCTCAACAATATCACCCACTCCCTTTGATTGAGTTTTTTTAGGTTTGGGTTTTGTAGCTGTTTTTTTAGTTGTTTTTTTAGCTGTCATTTTTGTCATTTTTATTTTTTATCTGATTCAATAATCCTGTTTAATCTTGCTATCTCTTTGGCTGTTTCAATGTCCTTTGCAAACTGCCCTGTCAATTTACTCTGCAATCTCCTTATCTCTTGCTGAATATCCTTGTCTTTTGATTCCTCCACTTTGTATCCATGTTCCTCCAATAAGGTTTTTGCTTCCTGGATCTTTCTTTGTTGTTGCCTGTAGTGTTCAAATATTTGATTGTCAATGCTCATAGTCTATGTTTTTATTGTAAATGATTCTCTCTGATAAGCTCAAGTTTTCATATTGATAGAATTGAGATGATAGCATCTCCTCCTCAGTAAAATATGCCTCATCCTTATTTCCCATGACTTGAAGTCTTTCTATAAGCACATACCATCCATCATCTTGCTCTACTTTCATAACTTGGTTTTATGTTTATTGTTTTTCTTGTTTACAAAATCTGAATAATCATCCCCAAGCTCCTCTCTGATTTTCTCCTTGCACCTTTTCAAAGTATAAAATATTGTTTGGGTGCTTATATTGGATCCTTGAGATATTGTCCTCATGCTGATTGCATCATGTCTATACTTATCTGATATGCCTGTATATAATTTAAACAGCTCTCTATCAAAGTAAGTCCAGGAGCTCATCTCCTCTTCTATTTGCAGTTGCATTTCTTGGGTTTCTTTTGCATCATAATAGTCATAATTGACAGCAATCTCAACCTCATCAAGATTCAGTTTGTTAAATTTTGTTTTTTGTTGATGGTAATTTAAGAAAATATTCCTTAAAACTAAATACAAATATTGCATGTTTGGCTTTCCATCTTTGAATACCTTGTCCTCAGTTGCATATTTCATTAGCTTGATGTAAAACTCCTGAACAATATCTTTTGCATAGAATGATTCCCCCATCTTTTGAATGATTTGTATCCACTCATCTTCATTCTCTTGAATTTTCTTAATCCACTCCATTGGTTAGAATCTAATCAAATGTACGGATTATTTTTTAATCCCATAAATCCCACCTTTTT